TATGACTTTGAAGCAAGGTATAGAAAAGAAACTGATGATGGAAATACCTGATGTAAAGGGAGTAGTTCAAGTATTATAATGGAATTTGATAAACAAGTCGAATTAGGGCATTTATTATTGTCCGAACGATCTTGTAGAGTATGTGGAGAAATAAAAAATTTATTAGATGATTTCTACTTAACACGTAAAAATAGAGGGGCATTACCATCTGCATATTCATATGAATGTAAATTATGTACTATAAAAAGAATAGTATCATCCAGAAAAAAGAAACCATTCACTGATTGGTCATATCCAGATTGGTAATGTTCATGTATCGTTTCCCCAATGAAAATGCACCTTTGAATAAATAATTTCAGAAATAATCTGAGATTCGGAGAGTAAAAGATGCCACTAAATTTAGCATCTCCTGGAATTGTCGTAAGAGAGGTTGACCTAACAATTGGTAGAGTTGATCCAGTATCTGGATCTGTCGGTGCGTTAGCAGCTCCCTTTGCACGAGGTCCAGTAGGTCTTCCTCAATTAATTGAGAGCGAAGACGATCTTTACAGTACATACGGGAAACCATATAATACAGATAAGCAATATGAAAGTTGGATGGTAGCATCTTCCTACTTAGCATATGGTGGAAATATGCAAGTTGTGAGAACAGATGATGAACATCTTAAAAATGCTACTGATGATGGATCACCATCTATCAAAATTAAAAATGACGATCATTACAACCAATTAGGTTATGATGATAATACCATTTCATCTACAGTTGTTTCTGCTAAGAACCCTGGTAGTTGGGCAAATGGAATTAAGGTTGCAACTATTGATGCTTTGGGAGATCAAAGATTAACTCTTAATAGTTACGTTGGTGTTAGTACAGTTGGTTATGCAGTAACTCAAACAATGCATGGCAAATCAATTGAAGATCCTGACCAACCAGTAGGAAGTGGATCAACTGTACAAGCAGATGGTTATCTTAAGGGTATAATTACAGGAATAGTTACAAGTATTGATCCTGCTACTGCTGGTAATATCATTGGAATAGATGTTAAAGTACTTTCCCATGTAAGAGGTAGTGGTGTAGAAGTATCAAAAGACTACACACCATTAGCAGAGTATTCATTTGATCATACTAAATCTGTTGGTATCACATCTACTGGTTGGGCTGATGGTAGTAGAACTCAAACAAGACAAGTATCTACTCAGAAAGATTGGTTTGAACAGCAAGAGATTGTATTAGGTGGAGATTTAGAACCACTTGAATGGGATCAAATAGCAGATCGTCCATCAACTTCAGCACATGCTGCTGCTAGAGGAGGTAGATTTGACGAGGTTCATGTTATTGTAATTGATGCCAATGGAACAATTACTGGTAATGCTGGTACAATTCTTGAGAAGCATCTCAATGTATCTAAAGCAAAAGATGGTGAGTATTCTGCAGGAAGTCCTTCTTACTGGAGAAAATGGCTTAAAACTAATTCTCAATACATCTTTGGTGGTGGTGCTCCAGCAGGATTAACAACAACTGCATACGAAACGTCTTCAAACAATACATTGGATACAGATAGTGGTTGGGATCAAGATTCTAAGAGTGTTAATTTTGGTGCTGGTGGTGCTAACACTTATACACTAACTGGTGGTGTAGATTATGATGTAACAAATAGACTTGATACTGATGATACTACTGGAGCATTATATGCTGATCCTGCTGGTATTATTAGTGGATTAGACTTATTTACTAATAAAGAACTTTATGAAGTAGATTTCATCTTGATGGGATCTGGTAATTTCAGTAAGGAACAGACAAGAGCAATTGCATCTAAAGCAATCGCTGTTGCTGATTCAAGAAAGGATGCTATCGCATTTATATCTCCTTATAGAGGAGCATTTATCAGTGACGGTGCTTCTGGTGCAGTAACTGTTGAAAATGATGATCAAATTACAAGTAATGTACTAAGTTTCTACAACTCACTTACATCCACCACATATGGTGTATTTGATAGTGGATACAAGTACATGTATGATAGATTCAATAATACATTCCGTTATGTCCCTCTAAACGGTGATATCGCTGGCACATGTGCTAGAACAGATCAAACCGACTTCCCTTGGTTCTCACCAGCAGGAACAAATAGAGGTGCTATTCTCAATGTTGTAAAACTTCCATACAACCCAGGTAAGGCACAACGTGATACACTTTATTCAAATAGAATAAACCCAGTTATCTTATCACCTGGAGCAGGTATTGTTCTATTCGGTGACAAGACTGGATATGGAAAGGCATCTGCATTTGATAGAATCAACGTTCGTAGATTATTCATCTACCTCGAAGATGCTATATCTGCTGCTGCTAAAGATCAGCTATTTGAATTCAATGATGAGATTACAAGGACTAACTTTGTAAATATCATTGAACCATTCCTCCGTGATGTTCAATCTAAGAGAGGAATCTTTGATTATGTTGTTATTTGTGATGAAACAAATAACACAGCTGCAGTTATCGACAATAACGAATTTATTGCCGATATATATGTTAAACCTGCAAGATCAATTAACTTCATTGGTCTAACCTTCATCGCCACCAGAACTGGTGTTAGCTTTGAAGAAGTAATCGGTAACGTTTAATCCAACTTAGAGTTATAAAACTATGGCAACTCGCAATCAACTAAATCCACCCCCACTAAGGAAGATTACTGATTTTAAAAGTAAACTAACTGGCGGTGGTGCTCGTTCAAATCTATTTGAAGTTGAGCTTTCTTTTCCAGCAGCAGTAGCAGTAGATGGTCTTAATGACATTCTACAAAAAGCAAGATTCTTGGTTAAAGCTGCTAATTTACCTGCATCAAATGTTGCTCCAATTGAAGTACCTTTCAGAGGAAGGGTACTCAAAATTGCTGGAGACAGAACATTTGATACATGGTCAATCACTGTACTTAATGATACAGATTTCTCTATAAGATCTGCTTTTGAAAAGTGGATGAATACAATCAATAGAGTTTCTGATAATACAGGTACAACCGACCCTGCAGATTATCAATCTGATGCTTATGTTTATCAGTTAGATCGTAGTGGGGAAACTTTAAGACAGTATCATTTCTTTGATATTTTTCCAACTCAAGTTGCTCCAATTGAATTATCCTACGATTCTGCAGGTATTCAAGAATTCACAGTTGAACTTCAAGTTCAGTGGTGGGAAGCAGTCAAAGGTAACGGTGCCAATTCTGGCGGTGAAAATATTAACTAAATAGTGCTATAATAGTAGGAAAACAATTATACTATGCCTAGACTGTTTGGGTTCTCTATTGATGATAGCCAAAAAACGCCTCCTTCAGTAATATCCCCCGTTCCGCAAACCAATGCAGACGGGGTTGATAATTATATAAGTAGTGGTTTTTATGGACAATATGTTGATATCGAAGGTGTTTATAGAACCGAACACGAATTAATTAAAAGATATCGTGAAATGGCATTACATCCAGAATGTGATGGTGCTATCGAAGACGTTGTTAACGAAGCTATAGTTAGTGATTTATATGATTCTCCAGTAGAGATTGAATTATCTAATTTAAATGCAAGCGACAAATTAAAAAAAGTAATTAGAGAAGAGTTTAAATATCTCAAAGAAGTAATGGACTTTGATAGAAAGTGCCATGAAATCTTTAAAAATTGGTATATTGATGGTAGGGTCTATTACCATAAGGTAATTGATATGAAAAAACCTGAAGAAGGAATTCAGGATTTGAGATATATTGATCCTATGAAGATGAAGTATGTCCGTCAAGAAAAGAAACAATCTAAAGGACAACAAGTAATCGATATGAATAGGGGTTCTGATATACCTACTAAGAGTATTGAACCAGATATAGAAGAGTATTTTTTATATACACCAAAAGCAAATTATCCAACTGGAATGGTTACTGGTGCATCAAAAGGTGCGGTAAAGATTGCAAAAGACTCTGTTGTTTATTGTAGTTCTGGATTGGTTGATAGAAATAAAGGAACAGTTCTTTCATATCTCCATAAAGCAATCAAATCACTTAATCAACTTAGAATGATTGAAGATAGTCTTGTAATTTATAGATTGTCAAGAGCACCAGAAAGAAGAATATTCTACATTGATGTAGGTAATTTACCAAAAGTAAAAGCAGAACAATACCTTAAAGAGGTAATGTCTCGCTATAGAAATAAGTTAGTATATGATGCTAACACTGGTGAAGTTAGAGATGACAGAAAGTTCATGTCTATGATGGAAGATTTCTGGTT